TTTGTTTTGCAGGAGAAAAAAGACTATGCACAAGCTACCAGTAACAGATAATAGACAGTATATTAATACAGAAGACGGCACAGTATGGATGCTATGTTGGGAAGAGCCCGGAGCATGGGGTGATGAAGAACATGTTATCATGTTAGACGAAGATGATGATGTGATAGTTGTACCAACACATATATTTAAAAGCGTATTCATCCTTGATGATGGACGCAACTACCAACTAGAATTAGGATAAAGATAATGGCAATTGCAATGAAGAACAAAAGTGGTGCTGGCCCTAAAGATGTACCAGAAGCGGGCACACACCTAGCTCGACTGGTAGGTATTGTAGATCTAGACCACCAACCAGGTTTTGAGTGGCAGGGTGAGCAGATTGAATCACAGTATAAGGTAACATTTACCTATGAGTTGTGTAACTCAATGACCAAAGATGGTAAACCACACTGGGTATCTGAGGATTTCAAAGTATCAGATCACGAACGATCTAATATGTTTGCACGAGTAGGTGCAATGGACCCTAACGGTTCTCTTACACACAGTGGTCAAGACCTATCTGGACTGATCGGTGCTCCATGTATGGTTGAGGTTAAGCTTAACCCTAAGGGCTACTCTAAAGTACACAACGTATCAGGTGCACCAGCTGGTTTCCCAGTACCTGAGCTAGTTAACCCATCTTTCGTCTTTGACTTTGAGTCTCCAGACATGGGTGTATACACTAAACTACCTGAGTTTGTACAAGATAAGCTGAAGTCTTCACTTAACTACGAAGGCTCTGCTCTACACACAGCTATCGTAGCTGAGGGTGATACAGATGGCAAGGCTTATTAAGTCAGAGAACTGCGTCGGCATCCAGTATGATGGTCCTCGTGACCCAGCTAGGAATGAGACCACCGAAGCTACACAGTTCAGGCTGCAACACATGGTAGACATGCTAGAGGGTACTATTACCTTCCTGGTTAATATCTGTAAGCGTGATCCGAACACTGATGGTGATGTCTTTGACCTTAAGTATAGGAAGATGCAGCTTCAGAAAGATCTAGATACCTATAAGGATTAACATACTATGTCCAGATACAGATATGCAGACCGTAATGAACTACATCAATTCTTCTATAAGATTACCTCGATATATTTGAGGGCTTATGAAGATAAGAGAAGGCATACAGTTGCAGATCCTCTGGACTATGTTACTACCCATGTAGATAACGCAGTAAGATGGAAGGTACTATGATCAAACCTAAATTATGGGACGGGAAAGACCTGAAAGGTACTTGGGATTTTACACTGAAGCTTGATGGTGTACGGATGCTAAGAGACTCTGAAGGTAATCCCGTATCTCGTAGTGGTAAACCTCTTTATAATCTGAATTCAGTACCTGATGATATTGTAGATGCTGAAGTCTATAACACTGACTGGGAGACATCAGTCTCTCTGGTACGTACTAAGGATAGTACACCAGTACCTCGGTGGTTTGTCTACAGTCTCAACCCACTAGACCCTGGACTCCTTCGAGGTGTCCATGAAGATCCTACAGCCTCTCTGATTGAGAAAGAGTTGGAGAAGGTAGTAAGCCAGGGTTATGAAGGTCTTGTGTTACGACAAGGTGACCGGTGGTTGAAGGTTAAGCCTTCAGAGAACCATGATGTAACTGTGACTAGTATGGTTGAAGGGACTGGACGTAACGTTGGAAGGCTTGGTGCACTACTAACACCTATGGGTAAGGTAGGCACAGGTTTTACCGACGAAGAACGTGAGATTATATGGAACGATCCTACCACTATAGGGTCTACCATAGAGGTAAGTTGTATGTCTCTAACAAAAGGTGGGAAGTTTAGACACCCTCGTTATATAAGGAATAGGTGGGACAAATGATTAATAAGACAGACCTAGAAAATCTACTACCTACAATGCTTAATGAAGCCTCCTATAAAGAACAGATTGGTATTCTGAGAGCGATAGTAGTTGGTGTTACTAATAGTGACGTATGTGTATCGCGTCTTGGGAACCTAGCTCTAACTGCATACAGTGCAAATCAAGGAAATCTTCAATGAAAGCACTGATTGATGGAGACCTCTATGTTTGTTAGTGAGCTTTGCCAAGACTTTATTATATGTAAAGAGTGTAGTAAGTGTGGTGAAATTAAACTATTAAAAGACTTCATAAAGAATAAACAATGTCAATATGGACGTGCTGGTACTTGCTCCGACTGCGATCGGATATATAAGAACCAACACTATCTAGAAAACATTACCCGTAAACGTCACTTAGCTAATAAGAAAAACCGAGAGCGTAAAGATCAGGCTGTTGGTTTACTAGGAGGTAGGTGCTACGATTGTGGTGGTGAATTCCACCGATGCTGTTACGATTTCCATCACACTGATGGTTCTAAAGAGATGAATCCAAGCAAAGCATTAGCTGGATCATGGAATAACGCGGTTAAGGAGTTACAGAAGTGCATACTCCTTTGTGCAAATTGCCACCGCCTGCGTCACTTCAAGGAGGTAGACGGGGATGAAAGCACTTATTGATGGCGACATCCTGCTTTGACTCTACGAGCTTGGTTCATGCACAACAGATGAAGGTCACCCACTAGCCTGGCCACTAGTTAAGGCTAGAGTCGATGGTAAGATCCATAAGATCACTCAAGACTCAGGGTGTGATGAGTACGAAGTCTTTATTACTGGAGATAATAACTTCCGTAAGACTGAAGCTACTATCAAACCTTATAAGGGAAACCGTAAGGCTCCTGAGAAGCCAATACATTATCAGAAGATAAAGGATTATCTACTGGGTACTAAGAATCACCCAGTTACTTTGTGTGAAGACTACGAAGCTGATGATGGTATGGCTATAGCTCAAGCAGATAAACTCACATATGACAGTGTTGGATCACCTCCAGATAATTTTACTGGGGAGTTTGTTGACGGTAGTCAAACCGTTATCTGTTCTCGTGATAAAGATCTGAAGATGGTACCTGGATACCACTACTCATGGGGTGCAGGGAAGCAGAAGGAAGTTCCTACCCGGTTTATCTCTGAAGAAGAGGGCAACAAGTGGTTCTTCACCCAACTTCTTATGGGGGACGCTACGGATAATATCCCAGGCCTCTATAGGGTAGGACAGAAGAATGCAGAAAAGCTCTTAGACGGGCTCTCAGAGCCTCTGGACCTATACTCTGTATGCCAACACCAGTATGCGGTACGCTTCGGTTCTTATTGGAAGCTATTCCTACATGAGAATGCCCGGTTACTGTGGATGATGCAGTCTGAAGATGATGACATACGTGATTGGTTGGAAGGACTAGAAGGTATTCGTTCTAAGGTCACAAACACAGAAGAAGGATATTGATATGAGTATTGTAGCTATAGCGGTTCTCGTTTTTATTAGTGCCCTGTCTTGGGAAACATATTGGGAAGTTAAGAAAGTACGTATACTGCTTGAGGAGAAACAGCGTTATGAAATTCAGCATAGATCTAAAGGATAGTGACATTGAGAAACTCATCAACAATGCTCTAGCTGCGAAGGTAGCTGAAGTAGTTAATGCCAGGGTCTCTGAGATAGTGGAAACAGTCTTACTCAAAAAAGTCGAACGTGCTGTAGATATTAAATTCAATGATGAGGCAATGGCATGTCTTCGTTCTAAAGTACAAGCTGCTATGGACACTGCGTTAGGTCCAGCTTATTCACGGGAGAGGACTATCAAGGATTTAGTTTCGGTCGAAGCACGGAAGCTTATTAAAGGGGCTAGTTAATGAAGAAATCTATGTTAGAAGGGAACCTACAGATCCTACTACGGTCACAACAAGTAGCAAAGGGAGACAAGGTACCCCGTAAACAAAAAGCATTGAGTGCATTCTTTGACACTAAGTGCTGTCACGAGCTATACCCAGACACAGTTGAATGTAAGCGGACTGGTGTATGGGTTAAAGAAGACTCAGGTAACCAGCGTGCTAACAAAGGTATGTATAGGGTCTGGGCAATCTACTCTCGTGAAGTTAATACCGACGAGGAGACCCCTGATGAAGAGACATCTGAAGAAGTCGTATCGTAGTGGATTAGAAAGTAGGATTGCTGGGGAACTAAACGATCTTAAAGTACTCTATAGGTACGAGCCTATGGATGGCAAGATAGATTATGTACTCCCATCCACTAACCACACATACACACCTGACTTCGTTATCACTACCAAGTCTGGTAAACAAATAATTGTAGAGACAAAAGGAATATGGGACTATGCGGACAGAAATAAGCACCTCCTCATACGCCAACAGCACCCGGATAAGGACATCCGTTTCGTCTTCTCACGAAGCAAATCCAGAATTCGCAAAGGAAGTGCAACAACTTATGCTGACATATGTGAAGGGCGTGGAAGAGGCATCTTCAAGGGCGTTCGCTGGCCTTACGCCGACAAGACAATACCCAATGAATGGTTAGAGGAATAGGATATGGATAGTATGTGGAAAGATATCAATGGTACGTGGTTTAAACCTTCTGATGTTTCAGTAATACATGCACCTGAGTATAACAAATATGACGAACGTTGGACCACTAGTGCTCATCTTGTTATGAGTGGTGCTCGACAGACTAGTATTAATTTTGAATCTAAAGATGAAGCTGAGATTATTGCAATTCATGCTAAGCTTGTAGACGTGGTAGTAAACTAAAATGAAACGTTATCAGATAAATAAAATTGAACTTAAATTCCTGGATGAGGTCTTAACTTACCTGAACCAAGAAGATGTTACCCTCTCTGAGGAGAAGGCACAACAAGTTCAAGAAGTAATCAAACGTATCTCCAACCGTCCGGTAGTTGATATGATCATTGATAAGAAAGTACTAGAAACAACACAAACTGAGGAAACAACCCATGACTAATCGTACCCCTGATGTTCAAGAATACCTGGCACTAGCTCGCGCTGAAGACCTTGCTGCATCCACCGAGTACCTGAAGGAATGTTTCATGAAAGCAGACGGCGAAACGCTGGATGAAGAGACTATGAACACATTCATGGAAGAAGTTATTGAAGCAGCTAACGCTGGGACTGAAGCAGCTAAAGTGGAGACAGCAGATGAGCAACCAACCGTCGATGGCTCTGCCACCACCGAAGCAAACACTGAAGTTCAAGAAGCTACATCCGAAAGCTAAGCTGCCTACCCGTGGTACTGATAGTGCTGCGGGGTATGATCTATACCTAGCTGAAGACCTGATGTATGGAGAGAATATAGTTATGGCCAAGTTTGGCGTAGCTGTAGAAATACCAGCAGGATATTGTGGTCTATTAGTAGAGCGCTCTTCGAACCACAAGCGTGATCTAAGTCAAGTAAATAAGATTGGTATTATAGATAGTGATTACCGTGGTGAACTCATGGCCCCTATCTATTGCAACCAGGTAGATACTGAAGCAGGTGAACGTATAGCTCAGCTAGTAATTGTTCCTATCCTTTCTCTGGACCCTGAATGGTCAGATGAGTTAAGTGATAGTGAACGTGGTGAAAAAGGGTTTGGTTCAACAGGTATGGCTTAACGTTAAGACACAAAGTACTTATGAACTAGATCCTGATGATGTCCCTATGAACTGGGACAAGTAGTCGTAGGTCGTCTGAGAGTCGTTAACCGGCATGGTGCATAGAGTCGCCCTCTTTGTAGGTTAAGATGTCTGCCAGGCTGCGGCAAGAGAGTCCATGCATCTCCCTAAATAACCCCGACTACCTGTGAAAAGGTACCGGGGTTGTGGTGGTATAAGACTAAGGAGATTACATGAGTAAGATTATATTTGTCAATGGTGCACCACGTAGTGGCAAGGATACACTTGCTCTTGTAGGCTACACTAATCTGAATACCTGTATACATTCTTTCAAAGATCCTTTGATTGATAGTGTGAAAGGGTTGTTCAGTATTGATACCTACGACTGGGATGAACGTTATAACTCAGCACTTAAGGATACCCCTTGGGAGAAACTTAAAGGTCTGTCTCAACGTGAGGCTCTGATATGGATGTCAGAGGATGTAGGTAAAGAGAAATTTGGCAGAGACTTCTTTGGCTTTGCTATGGTTAATCGACTGGTAGATGCGTTTGCTAGTGGTAACACACCAGTAATCATACCAGACTCTGGGTTCCTTGAAGAGACCCAGGCTGTCGTAGACTTCTTTGGTGCTGAGAACTGTGCCATGATTAACACATACAAGGATGGTACTAGTTGGGAGAAAGACTCACGGTCTCTCATTACTGGTAAGATGCTAGGTATCAAAGGATATACTATCTCTAACAAAGGGAAGATAGACCGATACCGTCAAGACTGTAAGAAGCTAATAAGGAAAGTAATAAATGAACTGGCTTAATAATATCTGGGATAAGTTATTCCCACCACAAGAAGTGACCGTGTACTGGATCGTGACTGGGAAAC